CTTCTATACGCCGTGAGGTAGCTATGGCTCAACCATTACAAAGCATTAATCTTGTCGCTCCAGCTTTCAAGGGAATCAACACAGAAGATTCTCCTTTAGCACAAGACCCTTCGTTTGCTGAAATTGCTGACAACGCAGTAATTGATAAGCGTGGTCGTATTGCGTCACGCAAAGGCTACAATGTTTTAACAACAAACAAAACTGTGCTAGGTACTGCTAAGATCAGAAGCATCAAAGAGTTTGAGGACAGTAGTGGCAACAGAAAAATATTCTCTGTAGGTAACAACAAGATTATCAGCGGTACGACAACATTGGTTGACGAAACTCCCGGCAGTTACACAATTACTGCTGACAATTGGAAGATGGTAAACTTTAATAATAAGATTTACTTTTTTCAACGTGGGTACGAACCACTTGTTTATGACAACGCTGGTGCGGCCGTAGTTAAACTAAGTACTGTTAGTGGCGCTGCTGGTGTTGCTTCTACTATGTACGGCAATGAAGTCATATCAGCCTATGGTCGTCTTTGGACTGCAGATTTTAGCAGTGACAAGTCTACTGTTTATTGGTCAGACCTGTTGATCGGACACGACTGGTCTGGCGGTACTAGTGGATCTATTGATGTGTCTAAGGTGTGGCCTGATGGGTATGACGAGATTGTTGCACTGGCAGCACATAACGGTCTACTTATTATCTTTGGTAAACATAGTATTGTTGTTTATGAAGGTGCAGAAGCCCCTGCAACTATGGCTCTTACTGATACTGTAGCTGGCGTAGGCTGCGTAGACAGAGACACTGTACAACACACTGGTACTGACGTGTTGTTTTTGTCCTACACTGGTTTAAGAAGTTTTGGTAGGACAGTGCAAGAAAAGTCAATGCCAATAAACAGTTTGTCAGGAAACATTACTAAAGACATTATCCGTTTACTGCAGAATGAAACAGAGTTTTATAGGACTGTTTACAGCCCAGAAGAGGGCTTCTATTTACTGACGTTTACATCGCAAGACACAACGTTTTGTTTTGACGTAAGAGGTACACTAGAAAACGGTTCTTATAGGGTTACACGCTGGCCGGGAACAGGGTTTACAGCCTACGGAAGACTAGAAAACGGAACTCTTTACATAGGTAACGGAGAAGGCATAAGCACATACAGCGGTTATTTGGACAACACTTCTACGTATCGTTTTAAGTACTATAGTCCGGGTTTAACTTTTGGCGACCCCTCTTTATTAAAAATACTAAAAAAGATTAGACCTACTTTTGTAGGGGCAAACAGTTCAACTGTATTTTTAAAGTGGGCTTATGATTTTGATTCTTTTTTTAGTACGCAAGAATTTACTGTAGGAACTCAAATAACAGGTTACTACAATGTAAGTGAATATAATAGCACAGCAGAGTTTACAGGCGGAGAGCTTACGTCAAGGCGAGGGGTCAACGCAACTGGAGGCGGTGGGGTTATTACAATAGGTTTGGAGTCAGATATTAACGGTTCAAGTTTATCTATCCAAGAAATTAACGTATTAGTTTTAAAAGGTAAGGTACTATGAGCAACTATAGTAAAACTACAGACTTTGCCGCTAAAGATAGTCTACCTTCCGGTGACAGCGGCAAAATCATTAAGGGCGCTGAATTTGAAACAGAATTTGACGCTATTTCAACAGCTATTGCTACTAAAGCAGACATAGCGTCACCAACATTTACAGGGACAGTAACAATTCCTGCACTGACATTTACAGGTACATTGTCGACAGGAACAATTGACGGAGGTACTTACTAATGCCAGATTGGTTAGGAAATCTTATAGGTATCGGAGGTGGAAGTAGTTTAATTGCGGACGCCTATTCTAAATTAGGAGAAATTGGACAAGAAGCCTTTGAACGCTTTGGTCCCGGCTATGAAGGTCAACCGGGTCTTGCTAACGAACTAACAGGAATGTTAGAGTTTCGTCCCTATACAGTGACTACAAGTACTGGCAGTCAATTTGGTGTAGAAGTTGACCCAGTAACAGGACAGGCAACAACTCAAATAACTATGTCTCCTGAAGAAGAAGCCTTGCAGGAAGAACTTCTTAAGCAAGCTACAAGTTTCTACGGAATGGCTACTACTCCTGACGCAGAGCGAGAAGCTGAAGTTTTACGACTTATGCGTGAAAGACGAGCACCAGTCGAAGAGCAAGAGCGTTTAGAGTTAGAGCAGCGTTTAGCAGCTCAAGGACGTTTAGGGACACGTACGTCTATGTTTGGCGGCACTCCTGAACAATTAGCTTTGGCTGAAGCTCAACGAAGAGCAGAGTCCGAAGACATTCTACGTGCAATGGAGTTTGCACAGGCTGAACAAGGCAGACAGCAGAACATTGCTGCAGGACTACTTGATGCGTCTTACTTGCCACAAGGACAGTTACTGGCTGCTATTCAGCCCGGAATGACAGCAGCAGAACGTCAGCGACAGTCGTTGTCTGAACAGGCTCAAACGTACGGTGAAACATACGCTTCGGCAATTAACGCACTGCTTTCGTCTGGTGTAGGACAAGCAAAACTACTAGGCGACATTGGTGGCGGCATTGCAGGACAAGCCGCACGTGGTTTGTTTGGTTAAGACAGAGGATTATAACAATGGCACAAATATCAGCAAACGTACTACAGTCTTTGTCAGATCCTTTTTCTAGACAAGGGATGTTTCAACTAGGTCAGGCAATTGGTGGCATTCCCGGTCAGTTTAAGGAAAAGAAAAGAAAAGACCAAGTTAGCGCCGTAATGCAAGAAGCTCAACAAGCACAGCAAGCAAAAGACCCTACTGCTGTTCTTGCCGCTGCCCAAAAACTTAGAACGTTAGGAGAAAATGAACAAGCAAACGCTTTAGCTAAGGTTGCTCAAGACTTGCAAAAAGTTAAAGATCAACAAGCAGCTGCTACAGGTTTATTTGGTATTCAAAGATCAGTTGCGGAAGGAAAAGACCCAACAACAGCCGTACAATCAGTTGTTGGTTTGGGTGGGACTGCAGAACAAGTAGCTTCAGCTATGCAGAGAGGAAGAGAGGACGAACAAAGAGTTTTAAGCCAGAGGCAGTTAGAAAATTTAAGGGAAGCTGCAATAGGAAAGGCTAAGGCAGCAAGAGACCCCTACAAAGTGGCTGAAATGGAGAACGCCACAAGGGAAGAACTATTGGCATACTTGAATCCCAAACTGTTTCAAATGGGGGCAGGAACAAAGTTAATAGACGCTTCCGGAACTACAATTGCCGAACAAGGCTTTAAACCTGAAACTGCCTCACCTAAATATGATTCAAAAGTTATTAAAGACGCAGACGGCAACGAGACTTTAATTTCTTTACAGAATGGTGTCGAAATAGGAAGATATGATGTTAAGCCTGTCGGCAACGAAACACGGGAGGAAGCAATGTCTAGGTTACAGGCGGTCCCTGAACTGGCGTCTAATATTTCTAAGATTGAAAATTTACTTGCAAGAGACGAGCTTCCTTCAGGACTTGTGGCGCAGTTGACTAGAAACATCGGAGAAGCTCCTGCAATTGGTTTTAAAGGAGAGGCTTTGGAGGTAGAGGCCCAGTACCAGCAAATTAAAAACTTCTTAGGTTTAGAAAACATCAGAATACTTAAGGAGCTTGGAGGCGGAAGTACGGGTCTGGGTGCGGTTTCTAACCTCGAATTAATGGCTCTACAAAACTCCATTGAAATGTTAACTACAAGTAGGTCCGAAGCAGGTCAAAGGGAAGCGCTTGAAGGACTTAAAAAACATCTTTCAGTACTACATTTGATGGCTCAAGGAAAAGACTTGACAGACGCAGTTAATTGGAATGATTCTTCCTATGCTGCTAGAGGGTATTCGTCAATAGAGGACGAAAACGGACAACAAGTCGTCTTTTATACCGATCCTAACGGCAAGCCTTATGTATATGACAGGGAAACCGCTCAGTTTACACTTATAGGACAATAAGATGGAGAATACGCAACAAGACCTAATGTCTTTATATAGACAGTCAAGAGGGATTAAAGGGCCTTCGGAGGATGAACAAGAAACTCCGAAAACTGTCAATAAAGCTGACAGGGCGTCTTTGATGGCTCTGTACGAAAAAGCAAAGGAGCAGAATCCACATGCTCCTATGA